CGAAAAAATCTCCGTGACTTCTAAAAAAGGGGATTGACAAATGCGCATAGATAGGGCAGGGTACTACCAATCCCCCGCCCCATCTATCAGAGGCCCCAAATGCAGTTCACTCTCCGCTCCCGCAACGCCAAGCACGGCCTTATCACCATTGAGGCCCCCGATGAAGAAACCGCTCGACATCTGGCCATGAACTCATTCTACGGCCCGGCGCGAAAGCACGACAAAGTAAACCCCGACGGCCGTCCGTGGACCGGCCGCGGCCTCTTGCTTGTTTCCGTGGAGCCATAAATGCCCCGTCCCCATAATGAAGACTTCTCGATCTCCTGGAAACTCAACATGCCGGCCACTCTAGCCGGCACGATCGAGTACATGCTGCTCGACCCCGTTACTCGCAAACCCAAATACGGCGCAAGGAATAAACTCGTCATCTCCCTTTTGCGCCAATGGGAATACGAAAACCGCGGCCGCTCCAGTGCCGAAATCCTCGATCGCCTCGGCGCATAAAGGGCTATCTCCATGACCCAGCCAAACGAAACCACCTCCTCCCGTCCCTCCGAATTCAACTTCGACTCCAAAACCCCCGCGGAACTCGAATCCCACCGCCGAAAACTAGTCGACGAAATCCGCACCTATCCCGGAGGTGCTGAAGAAGCCCCCATTTCTCTGCTGCGAGAATTGGCGTACCTGACCGCGACCCTTCGCCGCCGTAACGCCGGGCCGCCTGCTCGCGCCAAAACCACCGAGGCTCGCACAAAAAAGAAAACCGGCGAGCAACTCCTTGACCTCATCTAAGGGAGGCCCCAATGCCCAATCCAGATCTCTCTCCCCCTCTCCCTCTCCGCTTCTTCACCTTCCTCTTCAACGACCGGCCCGCGCCGTCTCGTGACCTCTGCCACGCTCTTTGCGCCCGCGATCCAGGCCTTCTTTGGATGGACCTCGAAGAACCCTTCCGCAACGCAACCTTGCACCTCCTATACGGTGGTTTCTCCCTCGAACACGACCTCACCGAAGCCACCCAACGCGCCGCCCAGATTCCTTTCGGCTCAAAAACAATATCAAACGAAAAATTCATCGACGCCCTTACTCTCGAAACTCAACATATTCTCGGCGCAAGCATCCGCGGCGAGATCGCCCTTCAACGTCACATGGAAGATGGTGACGATCTATTCTATCAACGCATCATCTATCGCGACGCCAAATTCGTCGACGACGTTGTGCCGTTCGTTACGAAGTTCGGCCCTCACAACATCGATTGTATCTTCGCCGGCGAACTCATTTCCGCCCACAACTTCCCTTCCGGTATCCGCCACACTTGGCTCCCCGAGCCCGGTCTCGAGTCCCGCCTTCGACGACTCGAAAAAGAACTCTCCGTTTTGCAACCATGATAGCTTCGTCATCATCTAACCCCGAGGAATCCCCCGATGCCTCTCATCTCTCCCACCACCGAGCTACCTCTCCACATCGACTCCACAATGCTATCCGCGTTTCGCGCCTGCCCGCAGAAATTCTGGCTCGAATTCGCCTGCGGCTACCGTCCGAGTCATATCAGCATCGACCTCCACGCCGGTGCCTGCTTTGCCGAGGCCCTCGAGACTACCTACCGCGAAATTCACTCAAAACACAAAAGCGTCAACGACGCCCTTGATGTCGCCCAAGCTAAATTCATGATCTCGTGGGGCGACTTCGAAATCCCCGAGCACAAACGCACGGCAAAAACCAAAGACCGCGTATGGGAAGCAGTTGAGGATTACTTCTACGTCTATCCCCCACTGACGGATCACGTGCAGCCTTACAGGAAACCTGACGGCGAACCCACCTTCGAATTCACCTTCGCCATCCCCCTCGAAGGCGACGGCTTTCCCTTACACCCCTCGGGCGAACCCTTCATCTATTGCGGCCGCTTCGACATGCTCGGCTCCTACATGTCTCGCCCCTGCGTCCGCGACGAAAAAACTCAAGGCACATCCCCCGATGCAAATTGGGCAGAGAAATGGGACCTCCGTTCGCAGTTTCTCGGCTACGTTTGGGCCTGCCGGCAGCTCGGCATCGACCTCAACACCGTCGTCGTCCGCGGCATCGGCATCCTTAAGACTAAGATTGCTCATGCCGAAGCCATTAAGACATACAGCGACTTCATGATCGAACGCTGGCACGAGCAACTTCGGCGCGACCTCTGGCGTCTCCGCCGCTGCTACGATGAGAAGTATTTCGACTTCAACCTTGGAGACTCCTGCACCGCATACGGCAACTGCATCTTCTTACCCGTATGCCAATCTACAACCCCCGAATCGTGGCTCTCGAATTTCGTCATCAACAAATGGTCGCCCCTCAAGAAGAACCCTGTCGAGGAGCCAGTGGTATGAAAATACGCCTCTTATCTTTCATCCATTCAATCTACGAGAAACAATCAACCGTTCGCGGATATAAAGATGCCGAAGGCAAAGCCGTTCTCGAGACTCAAAGTGAAGGCGTCTTTGCGGTAATCGGCTCGCCTCCTATCGCCATCTACGTTGGGATGGAAAATCCCGGCCTCCGCATCGGCCCCGTTGCTATCACCATCGAGCAAGAGGAAGCCAAGTCTTGAGCATCGATCGCATCCTCCAAGACGCCTACGCCTCCGGCTTCAAATTGAATAACTTCTTCCAACTCGACAACGGGAGATGGCGCGCCAGCTTTCGCGATGAAGTCTTCGGCTACGCATGGGGCGAAGACGAATTCCCCGACCGCGCCCTAATGTTCGCATACGGCGAAGCTAAGAGTAAACGCGGCGGCCTCCTCTTAACCGCCACCGCTTTCGCCTCCTCCGAGCCGAAAACTCGCCGCGACCTCACCTCTCCCCGCCCGGCCCGCATATCCGCGGACAAACTCCTGGACCTAATCTAATGAGCATCTTCGCAAAGCTGTGGAATCGAATCTGGCACGGCCCCCGATACGAGTACCTCATTATTCCATTCAGCACACCAATCAGCCTTGACCCTTACGGGAAAAGCGGTTGGAAACTAGTTGCCGTATTGGACAGGTCCAATATCGCAATCTTCATCCGTCCCCTCTAACCCCGAGCACCCTCATGATCACCCTCCAACCCCCCGCCGTTTTGCTTCAGGGCGCTCCCGGCTCTGGCAAAACCGACTCCATTGCTACTCTAGTAGCATCCGGCCTCGAAACCTTCGTCCTCATGACCGAGCCCGGCGCGGTCGAGTCTCTCCTCGACGGCTGTTCCCGTCGGAACATCCCCATCGACAAACTGCATTGGACCTCCGTCCTCCCCGCCGCCGCCGGCTGGAAGGCCGTGACCGACATGGTAAAAGCGATCGGCGCGCAGGGCTTTATGGACCTTCAAAACATCAAGAGCGGTGTAGGAAAAGAGGAAACCCGCAAGCCCGCAATGGCCCTTCTCGAAGCCATGTCCAACTTCCCTTGCGAGCGCACCGGGGAACGATATGGCGACGTTACCACTTGGGATGCCTCTCGCGCCTTCGTCATAGACTCTTTGTCTGGCCTCTCTCTCATCTCCATGGCCTTAACAATCGGCTACAAGCCGGCGGCGCATCAAGGCGAGTGGGGCGTTGCGATGAATTTTCTCGAACAGCTCCTCTTAAAAGTAACATCGGATCGCAAATGCTTCTTTGTGCTAACGGCTCATGTGGAGAAAGAGCTGAATGAAATAACCGGCGTGACGCAGGTCATGGCATCAACGCTCGGTCGCAAACTCGCGCCGAAGATTCCTCGCTTCTTCTCCGAGGTCGTCTACGCGAAGCGCACGGTTGCGAATAATGCTCCCCGCTTCACCTGGAGCACCGTTGATGCCGCCGCCGATTTGAAAAATCGCGCCCTGCCGGTATCTTCCGACCTCGCTCCCGACTTTGCCCCCATCGTCACCGCCTACCGCCGCCGCCTTGCCGCAGCAAGCGGCAGCAAAGAGACAACGCCGGCCTCGCCACAAGCCGCCCGTTGATATGGAAACCTGTGGCAACTTGGAGACCTCAAAATGTTCGACCCCAATAACTTCATGTCCCAAAACGTCGACGCCCCGATGGCGACGGAAATGCGGCTCGTCCCCGAAGGCGAATACCAAGCCATGATCGACTCGTTCGAGGCCGAGAAAGCCTTCAACGAGATCAAATGGAACGACCGCAACACGGGCGAAGAGCGTAGCGCCGTGCAATTCTCGCTCCCCTTCTCGATCCTCGACGAGGCCCTCAAGGCCGAACTCGAGCGCGACCGCATCATCGTCTACGCGAAGATGTTCCTCGACTTCGACGACAACGGCGCCCTCTCCGCCGCCCCCGACAAGAACGTAACCCTCGGCCGCATCCGCGCCGCCGTCGGACAAAACGGGGCCGGCCCGTGGAACTTCTCCATGCTCCAAGGTCAGGGGCCTGTCATGATCCGCGTGACGCACCGCGCGGACAAAAACAATCCCGAGCGCAAGTACGTCGAAGTCTCGCGTGTCGCCCCCGTTCGCTAATGCGAGCGAAGCGAGCATAGCATAGCCTCTCCCCCGGTGCTTGCGTAGAGAGGTGAAAAGAGGGACAGGACATTGCGTTCCTGTCCCTCCCACAAACGGGAGCCATGAATGACCGACACGAAGGAACCGGCCGCGCTGGCGGCACTCATAGAGAGGCTGGAGAGTGCGACGTGGCAGGATAGGGAACTAGCCGACGACGTTCTGCTGACTTGCGGGTGGAAGGTGCGGGAGCATAATTTTGGTTGGGGGGAAAGAGAAGTAGTTTGGACTAAGTTTGGGGCAGTCGAAAAATATGTTGACGGGGAGCAGCCCAACCCCCTCGCCAGCATAGACGCTGCGCTTACGCTGGTGCCGGACGGGATACGTTGGGTTATCTCAAACGAAGGATACGACGACGGCGTTTGGCGACAGGGGTTAGCGGGGGCCTACCTCTATCACCCACTTTTAACCCCGCCGCGATGGGTTGGATATGCAGCCACCCCGCCATTGCCCTTTGCATAGCCGCCTTGAAGGCGAGAGAGCGAAGCTAGGCATAAATAAAGGAGCAACGACTATGCGAATAATTGATAGATCAGACCTTGAGATTCGCGAGCGCCAGCGCGATGAATCCACCATAACCATCTCCTCTCTTTCCGATCTAAAAGCATCCATCATCGCCAGAGGACTTTTACAGCCCCCCTTTGGATGGTACGATCAATCGACAGACACTTATGTCTTAACCGGCGGCCGCCGAAGAACTGCCGTTATCGACATCCTTGCAAAAGAAGGCATTACATTTCATTGTAACGGGCACAATATCCCTCCCGGTAAAATCCCCTTCCTCGACATCAACACCGAGTTGAATGAGGTTGGAATATTCGAAGCCGAATTCGATGAAAACTTTCAACGGCTCGATCCCTCTTGGCAAGACCGCTGTAAAGCACTCGCCAAGCTGCACGAATTACGCCTCGCCGCGAACCCCACTCAAACCTTCAACGAAACCGGGCGCGAATTAGCAGCCAAAGGCCAGATCACCGAATCCCCCGAAACGGCACGCAAGCTCGTAAACTCCGCCGTCCGCGTCGCCGAGCATCTCTCCGACCCCACCATCGCCAAGGCTCGCAACCTTAACGAAGCCCACGCCTTAGTACTTAAACGCGAAGAGGAAAAACTAAACGCGATCATCGCGCGGCGCGTCGCGGCGGAGACCGAAGGGAAACCTCTAATCGAAATCCGCCACGCGGATCTCTTTAACGTTCTCCCCAAACTCGAACCCCACTGCGTTGATTTAATCTGCACCGATCCGCCTTACGGCATCGACGCAAACGTCGGTGGCTTTCGCGCCCGGACCATTCATCATCACAACTACGATGACTCATCCGATAATGCACGAAACATTCTAAAATTCATCCTCGTCGAAGGCTTTCGCATCACGAAGCCACGTGCCAACATCTTCATCTTCACCGACATCGATCATTTCGACTGGCTTAAGAGGCAAGCCGGCGCGATGGGATGGGTTCCATTTCGCACCCCTCTCATCTGGCAAAAGAGCGAATCCGAAGGGCTCGCCCCTTGGGGCTCCGCTGGGCCGCGCCGGACATATGACATCATATTCTATGCAACAAAAGGCGAACGCGGCTTAATCTCAAGCCCCACCGACATCATTAACGTCAAACGTGTGCCGCGCCACGAACGCACATACGCCGCGGAGAAACCCGTCGAACTCATGCGACGCCTGATCGAGGTATCAACGCTGCCGGGCGAGTTTATTCTCGACCCCTGCTGCGGTTCAGGTGCAACCCTCGTGGCGGCAAAAGAATGCAATCGCGTCGGCCTCGGCATTGAGATCGACGAGGGCGCATATAATACGGCAATGTCGAATCTCTTTAGAGGCCAACATGCAAACGGAACAATCGCGTGATCTCTGGTACGGCACGAGCGGGCCGCGGCACGCCGACATTGTAATTGTCGGCGAGGCTTGGGGCGCAGAGGAAGCTAATCGCGAGCGCCCCTTCGTCGGCGCATCAGGCAATGAGTTGAATCGTATGCTCGCAGAAAGTGGCATCGACAGAATGTCATGCCTCGTAACAAACACCATCGCGGCGCGTCCACAGAATAATGAAGCCTGGCGCTTCTTCTCCCCCAAGGCTGAAGCCCAAACATCTCTCCGCGGCCAGCACCCTGAGGCGTTTGCCATTGCCGAACTTAAGCGTCTCTACGACCAAATAAACTCCTTTCCCCGCAAACTCATAATAGCGGTTGGCAATTATGCCCTCTGGGCACTAACCGATTGCAGCTCTCCCGTTCGTCCCTCCCCCGAAACGCAGGGGCGCGTAACTCCTGGCGGCATCACAAAATGGCGCGGGAGTATGTGGTATATGCTAAAAGATTATAACTCCCTCGAATACTCTACTACGAAACTCCTCCCGATAATCCATCCCGCCGCCATTATGCGACAATGGGACCTTCGCGCCGTGACCGTTCATGACTTAAAAGCGCGCGTGCCCCTCGCGCTTCGGAATGATTGGCGTCCGAATCCGAAACCCGTATTCCTCGCTCCGCCAACCCTTCAGCAATTCCGCAGCAGGATCAAATCCTGGCTCGCCCAAGCGAATGCGGGGAATAAAATACGGCTCGCCGAAGATATCGAAACAATGCGAGGATTTATTACTTGCGTCGGATTGACGGACTCGACATCGTTTGCAATGTGCGTGCCCTTCATTGATAAGCGTGATGGGGAATTGGTTTCCTTCTGGTCCCCTGAAGATGAAGCCGAGGTTATATCGTTATTACGTCAAATCAACTCGCACCCGAATATTCTCATCGAAGGACAAAACTTTATCTACGACACTCAATATTTCCAACACTGGCTCGGCGTTACACCTCGCCTCTCTTTCGACACCATGCTCGCGCAGAACGTCATGTTCCCCGGCACCCCGAAGGGGCTCGACTACCTATCTAGTCTCTATTGCAAATACTATTGGTATTGGAAGGATGATGGGAAAGAATGGGACTTAAAGGGCGACCCGAAGCAACTCTGGCTCTACAATTGCCAAGACCTCGTAAATACGTGGGAATGCGCCAACGTCCAACGCACCCTCTTGCAACACTATAATATGCAGGAGCAGATGAATTTCAAAATGCAGATCAACGAGTCATGCCTCCGCAAGATGTCCCGTGGGATGCGCTTCGATACATCCCGCCGCGTGCATCTCTCCATGGAACTCAGCACGGCCCTCGGAGCATTAGAACAGGAAATCCTATCCATCATTCCACAAGATATGGTTCCCGAAGGGACAATCAAAGGCAAGAAAAGCGCCGCATGGTATAAGAGCCCGAAGCAAACCAAAGCCATTCTACATGACATCCTCGGACTTCCTGTCATTATGAATAGAAAAACGGGCCGCCCAACGAGTGGCAAGGAAGGCCGCAACGAGTGGCTCAAAAGGTATCCCGAATGGTCCGGCCTCTTAACTCGGCTCGGCACGCTCGAATCCGCCGACACCGCACGCACCGTTATCAATATGTCCCTCGACTCCGACTCTCGCATCCGATGCTCCTTCAATCCGGGCGGCACGGAAACCCACCGCCTCTCCTCCTCAACAAATGTATTCGGCCGCGGCACCAACCTGCAAAATCTCAGCACCGGAGATGAAGATGATTGACTTCCAACGACTCTACCCCGACGTCAAGGCGCCATATCGCGCGACGCCTTTCAGCGTCTGCTTCGACATCCACGCCTTTATCAAAACCGACGGCAATAGAGCGAATAATATGCTAATCCCTCCCGGCATGACCCGTGCCGTGCCGACCGGGCTTCGCTTCCGCTCCCCTTCGGGCCTCTTAGTATGCCCACGAAGCGGTCTCTCGATGAAATCCGTTTTTGTTGCTAATAGTCCCGGCGTAATCGACGCCGACTATCGCGGCGAGATCAAAGTTCTCCTCTTCAACGGCGGCATCGAGTCATACTACGTGCAGCACGGAGATCGCATCGCTCAAATCCTCGTCCTCGACGACATAATGGGAGCAACTTTCAATGAGGTCCCCCATATTGACCCAAACGAAACCACCCGCAGTGATGGCGGATTTGGGAGCACCGGCAGATGATCCAAATAAACTCCTGCTGCCCCAACTGCGGCGCGCCCTATTTCCCTCGCAGCCTCATGTACCGCTGGCTCAAACTCCGTCCCGCCGAATCCATTATACTCGATATGCTCCTAAACGCCCACCCGTGCGGCGTCGACACTACAGCCTTTCCTGTCAGCCAGCGCTCTCTTGCCGTACATATCCATAGAATCCGGCGCGCCCTTTTATCCAACAACGTCCCCCTTGTCGTCGACACGATTCGTGTAGTCAAGGGGAAAACACAAAACGCGTCAACTGATAAGTATATTGCCCGCAAGAAGGACAAGTGGCATGACTTCGAAAATAGTTTTACCAAACGTTCGTAAACTCTTCACTCCCGATCCCGGCTATGTGTTGTTCGACGCCGACCTCGCCGGCGCCGACGCCCAGGTGGTGGCGTGGGAGGCAGAGGATGAAGACCTAAAAGCGGCATTCCGCGCGGGTCTCGATGTTCATGCGAAGAACGCCGAGGACATGTGGGGGGCGAGCTTCGCCCGACTCGAACCTCAGAGTCATGCGTGGAAGAGCAAACGCAAACAATGCAAACAGGCGGTGCATTTAACGAATTATGGTGGCTCTGGAAGGGCGATGGCTATGGTCCTCGGCTGGACCGTGCGCGAGGCCGAAGACTTCCAGCGCCGTTGGTTCAGCCTCCATCCGGGCATCAAACACAACTTCCACGGCCGCGTTCAAAAGGCCCTTGACTCCTCGAAAACCGTTTACAACAAATTCGGTTTCCGCCGCGTCTATTTCGACCGGCCCGACCAGTGCTTCACCGAGGCCCTTGCATGGATACCTCAGAGTACTGTCGGCCTTACGACGTATTATGGGGAAATGCAGCTTCTCGAAAAATACCCCTATTGTGAGGACCTATTACAAGTACACGACTCTCTTGTATTCCAAATGCCAAAACATCATAATGGCTGGACCTATAAGGGTATCGTCGAGGCATTAGCCGTACCGATTCCCTATGATGATCCTCTTATAATTCCGTGGGGCCTAGCTATGAGCGAAACATCTTGGGGCGACTGCAAGAAAGTGGACCTTAAGGAGGCTGCGTAAATGGGGCAAGGGTAGCGCCATCCCTTGCCCACTTAACCCGACATCCCGAGGGGGCTCCTCGTAAATGCCGCGCCACTTTTCGAACTGGCTTCGCGCCTACATCCAACACACTCGCGACACCGAATCGCCAACTATCTTCCATTTCTGGACCGGCGTGTGGACAATCGCTGGCGCTCTGCGTCGGCGCGTCTGGATCGACATGAGAAAATTCCAATGGACTCCAAACTTTTATATCATAATGGTCGGCCCGCCCGGCATCGTCGCAAAGTCCACGACAGCAAACATCGGCGTGAACCTTCTTTCAAAAGTACCCGGAATAAAGTTCGGCCCGCAATCTGCGACTTGGCAAGCGATGACCAAGAGTTTAGAAGAAGCAATAGAATATGTAAAAGTCTCCGAAGACGAATCCGTGAAACCGATACCGATGAGTGCAATTAGTATGGCCGTTTCAGAACTCGGTACCTTCCTCAAAATGGACGACCGAGTCTTAGGTGATGTTATGATAAGCCTCTGGGACGGACAAATCGGCGAGTGGGGCCATGATACAAAAACCACAGGTAATACAAAAATAACGAACCCATGGGTAAACCTCATCGGCTGCACCACCCCAACATGGCTTGCAGAAAACTTCCCGAAGGCAATGATCGGTGGCGGCCTGACGTCTCGCATCATCTTCATCTATGGGGATACCAAACGGGAATTTATCCCATATCCCGACGAGATAATTCCCGGCCGCGAGTATTACGAATTTCAAGAAAAGCTCATCGACGACCTGACGCAAATAAGCATGATGGTGGGGGAATATAAACTGCACCCCGATGCGAGAGAATGGGGGCGCAACTGGTATACGAGGTTGTGGCAAAATCGTCCAATCCATATGGCCTCAGATAAATATAGCGGATATATCGCCCGCAAACAAACTCACATGCACAAACTCGCCATCGTCCTCGCCGCCGCGAAGCGCAACGACTTACTCATCCATCCCGACGATTTAATCGAGGCCGACCAGATACTAACCGACGTCGAACCACACATGCTAAAGGTATTCGAATCCGTAGGGGTGGTTGACGAAGCGCAACACGTTGCCGAGTTAATTCCATATGTTCGAGCCTATAAATGGATCACAGCGAAAGACCTATATCAATGCGTATTCAAAACAATGTCCGAGGCCGCCTTTAAGCAATCCCTTCGAATAGCTATCGAAGGCGACATCTTTCAAATCACCCAGCAAAACGGGGTCCGAGGCCTCTCCCTCGCCCCCCGCTTGCATCAATAGAAAATATTAACGCACCACTCGGAGATCAATCTGCGCCTCCGGATACATCTGCCGAATCTTTTCCGCCATCGGCCGTGCCGTGCGCTGCGTCGGAACTCCAGTCTCCCGCGCCTGTCGCTCCCGCATCCGGCTCGCCATCGACCTTCGTACCACCTCCCCCGTAATGGATTTCGATCTCGCCTCCGGCGGCAATCTCGAATTAAACCTCTGTATCGCCTTTACAACCCTCTCCTGTTCCCTCTCATCTCCTCCGAGGCGCGCATCGAACATTTGCCTCAAGAGCATCGCGCGCTGGGTATCGTAATAGGCCTGTTGTTTTCTCTCTTCAATCAGTTGCTCCCAACGAGCATTAAGTCGGGTCGGCGCGAAGCCCATTGCTTGTGCGAGAATCTCCGCCATCTGCTCTGGATCTCTCGGATCATACCGCACCACCGTACTCCCCGCATTAACCCCGCCGCGCGTCCTTTCTCTCCCCTCCGAGAAACTCCGATACGCTCTCGACCCACTCGCAAGCGCCCTCGGCATAATCCTTTCCCACCTCTTAAAATCCGTAGGATCGGAATTAAAATCCCGCAGCGCATGAAAGAGGGCAAAGCCTGTACCGAAAACCGGCCCGGCCCCTCGTTGAAGTGCATTCATCTGCATCCATGCTTGCTGCTGCCCCATAGGCGGCCCGATCAACGCCTCAAGAGGTATCGGCGAAAGCTGGCCCATAGATAAGTTGCGGGACAAATCAAAGCTCGGCGCGGGAACGAAGTGCCCTGCTCCTGGATGCAAACCCCTTCCCAGTCCGCGCCCCGTTGAAACTCCTCCCATCATATCCAACATTGCAGGTATGCCGAAGCCCCTTCGCGCCAGCCCATGGAGCACGATATCTGGCGGCACGCGACCATTAAACTGCTCCAGCACAAACTCCCTCGTTTCATCCTTCAGATCGAAATCTCTCCCGAATAAATGATGTCCGAGAGCCTTTAGGATTTCCGTCAAATCCTCCATCCCCGGCAATCCCATGAGGCCTCCCATCATGGCCATCATGAGAAATGCCCTTGGCATCACATCAGACTTATTCTGCCCCATCACCGCAAGCATCGATTGCAAATACTTCTTATATATAAAAAGGGTGCCAGTAAATTTGCCTCTAACAAATCGAGGCCGTGCCCACCGATTATAATTAAACTGCGTCTCCATCGTCGCATGAATCGCCGTAACAACGGCCGCAGCTTCCGCTTCAGTAAACCCCTTATTCCGCAACGTCAATATTTCATCCTTATACAAATTCGTCGCATCCTTTACCGCCTGCGCATTCGGGTGCGCCTGCGCGAGATCAAGCGCGGCACGGAATGTAAGGCGCCGATTAAACTGTTCCGCCTTCTCAAACATCCACGCCGATTTTTCCAGAATCGTTTGCGCCACCCTCTGCGCCGCATTTCCCCCGAAACCCACAAACAAGTTTTCCGCCTGCGTCGCACCAGCGAGTTCATGCGCCTGCGTATCCGTTATGCGGCCCGTTGTAATTCCATACTCCATCGCTCGCGCGAGGAAATCATCCCTTTCCTTAAACTTATTCCTCGGCAGAAACGTCTCAATTCGCATGGCATCGAGGAGAGCTCTTGTCGCCCTTGCATCCCCAAAACCTATTCCTCCAAACTTCGCGGCAAGAAACGGATACGATACAAGCGGCACTTGCGACATATTAATCGCTGCCGCCGCGGGAGAGAATCCGAGGAACCAAATAAAGGCTGCCGCTTTTACCCCTCCAATATCCCCCTTCGCATTCAGTACCGTATTCTCTAAATGATCCTGCATATAGTCTGCAACATATGCGGCTTTATTTCCTCCAACCCCCCTCGCGGCGCGGATCAATCCTCGAAGTTCCCACGCATACTTCGTCCTCGCATAGTGCTTGCCGCCGTAGAAGAAATAATTTGCAAACGCCCGTTTGAAGTCCATCGAATATCCAGGCATATAGTTCTTATGCTGAAACCTATGCTTAAAGCTATTCGCCGGACTCATCTCAAATTGCAACTGTTGGATTGCATCCCTTTGCTCTTGACTCAAATTCAACTCGTTTGCGATAGATTCTAAAAGAGCCGGCGGCATTCCGATAAACGGTTCCGCCACCTCCGGCAGCGCCCCCACTTCAACCGTCGCATCCGGGAATGCCTCTCGAAGCTCTTTCGCCTTAATCTCCTGCATCCGTTCCGCGGAACGCAATCCCCTCCGCTCCGTCGTTTCGAAATGCACAGTATTCCCCGCGGCATCCCTCACATGGACGAAGTGCCGGCCGAAACGATAGAAGGGAAAATACGGCCGCCGGCGCAAATTCCTCACCTGCGTATTAATCTTGTCTAGGCGTTCCGCGAGTTTTTGCGGATCAGTAATCAACCTCTGCGCCTCCGCCCTCGCATTATCCGCCGTTAATTGCAAAAATGCATCGAACATCTGATTCAATCTCTGAATCATCCGCGCCGATTCTTGATCCACTCGATGCTCTCGATATATTGCCTGAAGCTCCTCCTGCGTCGGATGCCGCGCGATCCCCCTTTGAATTTCATCATCCGTACGATACCGCATATTCACAATATCATCCAGCGCGGCGACAATACTTTCCCCCCTCTTCTTACCTAACGAGCGCCAAGCCTTCAGCAACTCAATCGCCTTGTCATATATTTGACTCGTCTCATTATGCATCTCATCCATTCTCTCCTTATACCGGAGCAATGGAGCAAAATTCGGATTAACCGCCGCGAGCTGGTCTAGCCCCTTCCAATACTTATAATACTTATGCCAATTATCCACATGCGCCGCGCGTTCGCGAATCTGCGGCCCATGCGTCTCTCTGCCACCATCAACAACCTGATACGTGGCATCTTCTATCGTCTGCGTGCCGGGCGCGCGCGGCGCGGCCTCTACCACACCATCCCCTAGAGTCGCATCAAGAGCCCCCTGATTCGCCTCCCTCGTTCGTTGATGAAGCTCCGGCATCAACTCGTGCATAAAGGCCGGACCTTCAGTAATAAACGAATCCAACCATTGCTGCATCACGGGCTCGGCTCTAAACTCCAATCCGAATTTCTTATACGCTGCCTCCACAACTTTCCGAACCCACTTACCTAGATTCTCAAAAAACTTATCAACAACAGTTAGCGCCCAATCACTCGTCGTCGCCCAACGAGCAACCTGTTCCGCGAACCATTCTTCGAATGAACTATAATACTTTCTATGCTCCGGAGTGAGCATATAAAGAGGAAACTGTGCATCCCCTCTCATATTATAATAATTAACAATCGCATTATCTCTCGTCCGCAGCAACTGTTGGATGTTTCGATTAGGGCTAGAATTAGCCTCTCGCCACCGCTCAAACGCTGCCTCGATTTCCACCTTAACCTTATCTGGCGCCTTCGCGAACTTTTCAAACATTACAATATGACCGAACTCATGCGCCGCCGTCGCCCACATGGCTCCCGGATTAACATGCGTCGTCGGATTCACATACAGATCATAGCTGCCGTCGCGCCTCGGAGTAACCCACCCGTGATAATCTGGATGCGCGTCTGAAAGATGAATTCGAATCGACGCATCAATCTTCATTTGCCGAATCAAACTTTGAAGTACCTCGGCCATTTTCCTCCCGGCGCGCAAGTATTGCGGATCGCGCATATTCTGCGGCGCCTGCGCCGAGCCGCTTGATGCCGGCGCAACAAACTCCGCCGTCCTCGGACCCGTTGCCGAATACATCGGCAGACCACGCCGGACAATTGACTGCGCCGTCGGCGGAATATCTATATACCAAACCGGAGTATCCTTATTTGTAGTACGGTTCATAATTTCCCTTTTGGCATTATAAGCTTCCCCCCGAGTATTGAAACCATCAGCAATAATCAAATCATTCTCATCATAAATAGCAAAGGTTCCATCGGTACCATATCCAACCGCAAGCCTCGGCGCCGCTCGCGGCACGGGAATCATCGTCGTGCCGACACTTCCTCCAAGTTTCTTCGCCCACTTCTTCGCAATTCCCGGCACAATTTTATCATAGAACTCAACAAGCCCCTTCCGCGCCGCATGAATCGCCGGTAAGCCGCCCGCGGCATAATCTCCCGCGAGCTTCCCCGTGGTCCACGTAATTCGTTTATACCCATTATCCGCCGCCCACCGAAGCATCCTCTTAAACGCAAGCTCCGGCCACGCCGTCTTGAACGGACCAACCACTACACCATCTTGACGTCTTTTCGCTTCATTAAAAATTTCACTTCCTATCGTATTTACGCCTTCTGTAAAAGCATCATATCTGGTTGTTTGCGGATCAAAAAGGTAACTCCACCCCAAAGTTGAACCCTTTAAGCGATAACGTATAACTGGCGCATTAAGGTCGATACCGCGTGCCTGTCTATATGGTACAAGATGTGAATCAATCATAGACCCTAAATCAGTCTGAGCATCCGACAACGAAACTTGTTCGAAATCAATATCTTGTGGTGTTAAAGGAGCTCCGCGATACCCCCGTTTCCTTCCCTGTTGATGCCAGTCGCTTTGAATCTCCTCAATATGCAACACAGGAGTATTCGTATTATCCACTCGTTCCGTCGAACGAACATGCGCCACTACATTCGGCATATCCCAATGGCTGCCGCGAAATTCTGTTTCTCGTAAATCTCGTTGTCGCTCAACGTCTCCTTCTAGTTCAGCTTGAACAACTTCGGGATTACGAGGCGTCATCAAGAGTAACTCGCGATAATTCTTTTGCGGCCCCGGCGCAATGTAGTCCTCATACTGCGGATCACGAATACCATCTAGAGCCGCAATGAGTTCTGTATGTCGAGCACGATCGAACGGCACATCTCCGCGCGCCATCGCTCGCAATTCTCCAACTCGAGGATCTCCCTCAATACTCGTTTGAAGTACCTCTTTCACATCTATCTGCTTTTCCTCCAAATATCCAATAACCTCATTTTTCGTAACTCTATCCCTATTCAAAAAATAAGAGTCAAGACCGAGATCGCTAATCTCTTCCCTCTTAACCCCCGGCGTATTTTCCAACGTCGCCAACCACTGCGCGCCGCTCGCCGCCTGCGGACCTTTCTCCTCAATAACCCGCCGCACTTGCGAATACCAAATCGGACTCGGCTCGGCGCTTGCCGCCGAGAATATAACCGTATCCGGCACGGGACCTTGGCTCGCCGTTTGCAGATAATGCTCCAATACCTCGGGCGACAGCTCCGGGCGGCGCGCCGGCATAAGGGGGCGAGTAGCAACCCCACCAGCGGCGGCAGTAGTTCCTCCTCCCAAAGCCCCTAGAACAAAATCGCCAAACGTTCCCTCTGTTACTGGAATTTGTGTTCCAGTCGCCAAATTTACTCCCTGTCTAGTCTGTACGGATTCGACAACTTCTTGAATACCCTCTTCTAACCCTCCCGCTACCCCCTTCACCACACCCTGTATCAAACGCCCCCCAGGAGCAAGCCGTACAGCAGGGTTTAATATAGCCCCAGTAGCCGCGCCGCCGAGAGCAGACACTGGAGTTGTGAGAAGAAAGGCAGCAAGTTCTGCATTTCTTTTCGTTTCCTCTAATGCTTCCGCGGGAGATTTTCCCTCAGTCAAAAGTCTATGGTACAACGGCGACGTTTGGGCCAATTTTCCTTGGGTGAATAACGTATCAATAATCTGACGCGCCTCTTCAACCGCCGCACCGCCACCCTGCGCTCCACCAACTCCCGCTCCAGCAATCATCGACGCCGTTTGCCCGAGCCCTGATGTGCCAATAGCGGCCGCGACCGTTGGCAGCATTTGACCAAAAACATCCAACCCATGGAAAACATAACCCCGCAAACTTGGATTAACCCCAAAACTCCAAGTTTCCGGCCGTAAGATATCACCTTGCGGTGTACTCTTTTTAATAATCTGTTTTGTTGCAGGATCAATTCTCGACTGCAACCCCTCACCAACACCACCAACAACATCTGCCGCAGGATCAAGTAGATTCTGAGTCTTAAACGTAGTGCCGAGTAGAGCATTAATAATTGGCGTCGTGGTGTATTCACCAAGAACTTGCGCTGCGGCACCCACGCCGCGAATTGTACTTCCAAGCCCTTTCCAACCTCCACCACCAAGCTGCCTAATTGCATCGGCAGCAAGACTATTCTCTTGCGTCGCCTGCGGAACGGGCGGCGAGGGCCATTCCGCTTGAACAAGCTCCGCGCCGGGAGAACCGAACTGCGCTACTTGTCCTCCTGGAACAGCCCTCGCCTGTCCTTGTGCCGCCGGGTTCTGAGGAATGAGATCTTCGAACGAGATGCCGCTTTCTCCACCTTGCGCACCGCTCGGCGCGCCTCCAGGCACAAGGTCATCGAAGTTCGGCCCGCTGTCCGTGACTCTTCCTTCCGGGGCGTAGAACGTGTGATTTCCAATCGGCCGCCCTTGCTGTCCTCTCGCCCACGCCGGCACATTTCTACCGAGGGCAGCCTGAGCACGGGGCGCGAAGAAATGGGTAGCACCTCCCGTGGGGTCTGGCCTTCTTCCTCCGAACACATCATCGACGTAGCTTCCTATCTCCTGATACACGGGATCATCGGCACGAAGTGCCTCCATCCTCGCCTGTCCCTCTGGCGTATTCCACGGCTCGAATTGATTCTGCGCCAACACCACATCGCTGACACTCTTGCCCCACCTTCCCGTGCGTAAACGGTTACGAATAACCGCCGCTACCGCCGCTTTTCCCTCCGGGCTCTCCCTCGCGGCTTCGCCATATATCGTGCGAATAGCGATATCCCTCTCCTCGGGTGAAAGCGGCGAGGGGGCCGCTGAGGCCCCCGGTTGCTTCGGAATGAGATCATCAAACGAAATCGACATTACAATCCTCCTGGATCAATCCCATACTGCCGGAGCCGTTGGATAACCGCCTCACGATTCGCGCCCCTTGCTATTGCGGCACGAGCATTCGCAATCGCACTCTGCGCGCCCGCCGCCTGCTGCGGTTCTTCATCTCCCATCACCGCGGCGCGCCGCTTTCTAAACTCGGGATCATTCGCCAGCGCGGCAGCGATCTCACTCTGCTGCATCCCCCTAAATCTCACAAGGTTCGGATTCTTCATATTATCCGGCAGAAGCGCCTCATCATTCAACTGTTTGAGAATCGCTTTCGCCTCCTCATCCGCCGCCTTTCCCACTCCCTGTCGCGCCCGCCGCCTTTCCGCGAGTATCTCATTCATCGACTTCACCGCTCCACTTTGCTGACGTAGAGCGGCATTTTCTCCAGCAAGCTTCAATCTCTCGCTCGCATTCTCCATTCTCTCAATCGTCGCAGCGGTTTTGAGGTCCTCTTGCTGCCGTTTAAGTTCGGAGGATTCCTGCCGACCGGCGGCCGCAGCGGCCTGCCCAATCGCCGACCCAACATGCCCACCTACACTCTGCCCAACCCCCGTTGGCTGCATCAGCGAAATTCCAAGCTGCAACATCGCCGCCTGCATACGCGGATCGTTCCACCTCTCCTGCGCATCTTGCGGAAGAAATGCCTCGATCATCTTTACCTTCCTCCCAAAGCCATCCCAAGCGTTGATGGCAACTTCATTCCTCCCCCCGCGCCGGCGCCGGAGAAGAGAAGGCTCATCAACTGCTGAAGGCCGGGTCCTTGAATCGCTTGCGGACGCGGCGCGGCAGGACTTGTAAGTCTCTGCGTCGCGGGCGCGGGAGGTGCCTGCACCCCACGCAGCGCGGCGAGGGGATCATTCGGCCTTCCTCCTTGCCTCTCCATCGGCCCCCCGCGCATATACGGATTACCTTGGAAATCTCCCTGAGGCATAATATCGGCCGCCGGGCCGGGCTCCGGTTGTGGCGTCATCGGAGATACTACAGGCCCTCCAACCGCGCCCGCCGCTAGCGGACCTCCAAACGTCCCGCCACCAAAGGGATTCCCCGGAATGCCCTGCATTCCCGGCACCTCTTGACCTACTTGCGGCCCGAGCACTGCCGCCGGATCAATCGGCGCGCTCGGAGGCGTCATCGCTGTATCACCCATCATTCCCGCAAGTAGTTGCCCGAAGGGAAATGCGCCGAACATTTTTAGCTCCTATCCTTCATATCACCAGAGTAGGGGCAAGAGCGCCCCACCGAGCGCGCCGAGTCCACCACCGACCGGACCACCAAGCGCCGTGCCAAGTTGCATTCCCGCGAGTCCGCCACCGAGAAGTTGTGTTGGCCCTGTCGTCGGCCCCGTGCCGGTGGTGACATTCGTGCCCCCAGGCAGTCCGGCGAGGAGTCGCATAATCTCCTGACTCTGCATAAACGGCGCATACTGATCGAACATAAAGTTCTGCACATCTTCATTCCGACGTGCTTGCTGCAAGGCTTGCCTCACATCACCGACGGCACCGGTAGTTCTCGCCCCCGCCAGCTGCGCATCTTGCACCGTGGGAAGCAATCCCGCCGCCTGCAACACCGCTCTCGTATTCGTATCGTATGTACTCTGTGCGAGTTTCGCGGCGGTATCTCCAACAGCCTGCGCGGCGCGCCCGCCAGCCACGCCCTCCGCAATCCCCTGTCGCGAGGAGCCAAAGTTCCCTGTACTTACCGCCTCACCTCTCAAGCCCGGAAGCGTCTCCTCCCGAAACGACTGCATGATCGGGCGAGTTGCTGCATTGATCGCTCCTTGGAGCATTGTATTGTTTTCCGGGTTCCAGAACTCCGGAGTGAAAAACTGTTGGAGGGCGCCAGCGGCATTTCCCGCAAGCTGATTCTGCGTTCCCGCCGCGCCGAGCGCCATATTCTGCGCATCTCGCTGCGCGGGATTAAACCCAACAACTTGCGTTCCACCATACCTCTGCGGAGTCATCGCAGCGAATTGTCGGATATTCGGCATAGCGAGATTCATCAATTCTCGCTGCTCCGGACTCAACTCATACGTTGTCTTTTGTGTAGTCTCTTTCGGCCCACCCATCTCAATGCATCCTCGCGCTTTCAACCTGTTGCTCGAAGGCCATTCCACACACTTTCGCCCCCACACTTGGCAACTTTTTCGTCCACCCGGCACGTCCGACACATTCGATAAATTCACACTCTTGCGACCGGGCAAATTGCTGCAGGGTGGCAGACAGAAGTGGTATCGCCTTATCCACCCCGTGACCGAAAAGCAGAGTTATACTAATCGCCCTCGCCGCCGGATAAACCGCGATCTGCGTAAACGCCACAACATGAATCGCATTCTGCGGGCCGAGCCCCCAAACCTGCATAAACCCACTATTCGCCGCCTGCCAGAACCACTCGATCGTCCAGCGGCGCGACCAAATATGCGGCACACGCTGAAGCTCCTGCTGGATGAAAGGCCAGTAGATTTCCAACTTTTCATCTGTTAGAAGTTCCGCCTGCCACTCGCTCATAACTTCACCCATACGCCCCCCGCATATACGTAGACGCCCTGTCCGCCTCCGGGGTCCCATTCCGTCCCATCGGCAAATACTATCATCCCCTCAACCCGCCGTGCCGGTTCGTTGTAAACTGGCCTAAGTTCAAGTGTCGTAGTCTCACGAAACGCCCTCGATATTTGCATCAACTCACGTTCAAGATAACTCCTTAACTCATCCACACTGTTGACGGGAGGAGACGGCTCGGGTACATATTCAGCCATCAGTGCTGCCCCAACCTTGTAACATTTATCTTATATCCATCAAGGCGCCACTGCACGCTTCCATCGGTTGAAATCTCAAGCGCCACGGCGCGCCCGGATTTCGTAACTCCAAGAAACGTCTGCGTCGCCGGATCGAAATTAACCTGCGAAGTCCAATCGACTGGCCCGTTTACAACCTGCTGCACTCCGATACGAAACGCGACCGGCCCGCCCTGCATCTTCGGCCAAAGTCTATCAATGAATTTCAAATTCTGATGATCTACAATCCATTCGCCGCTCCGCTTCCTCCCAATGAGTGCTAATCCCTCTCGCTGCAAAAGCGAGGGCGCCAGAGCCCCATCTTGTGTAAGTCCTGAGTCCAAGTTATATATCTTCGTCGCGGCAGTACCAGCAAGGAGTATTCTGCGTCTGTCAAATGAGGTCCAGCCATCCGTCGCCTCAGCCCACGACCCCGTAGTTTCATCATCCCACGTCCCACTCGGATCACCCTCAAGATCGCCCTCCGCGGCATGTCTAAACGTTATACCCGTTATCTCGGAAATAGCCCCCATACGACCCTCGCGATAATTCCACACGAGAGCCTTATTAGGCTGCTGTGAACCTTGCTCTGGATAGCAGAACCAAACTTCACCATTCCTCGAATTAGTGAAGATAAACGAACGACGATAATTAAGTGTATCCATGTCATTGAATAAATACCTTCGCATTCTTTTATCAAGAATGGATTCCGCCGAGTTTCCATTATGCACAATAATATCATCCTGCGTCACGACCACATGACGCAATCCATCGACAATTGCTACGCAGCGCGGCGCGAGCAACCCGGTTGTTACCAAGAATTCTCTAAAACTCATCACGAGCCGGCCGCCAATCCTATCCATTCTCCATGTAGAGCCCTCTTTATACAAAAACATCGTGTTTTGCAGAGGAAGCAAATCCACAAGCGGCCCGGACGACACATCAGGCAAATCCGTACGGCCTCCATCAAAAGCAGGATCGTCAAAAGCCCACGAAACCGGCACGCTTCCAGGATCAGCCGGATGCGACCACTGGACTAGGTGCGGAAACACATCTCCATCATCTGTGATATAAATAGCAACCAAATAGGGGCCGAAGGAGCGAATAACACGCGCTCGCATCGTGGAGGGCCAATTTAATAAATTCGCCATATTCCCCGCAACATCAGGCCAATACTGCGGAATATCTACCCCATTATTAAAAATCGGCACGCCGCTGAGGATTGTGCTATTCCAATCTTCTGCGCTACTCGCATTATAATCGCCGCCGCTGGCGCGAGTTATGTCCGTATGCGTCGAGCCGTTAAATTGATAAATCTTCGCCAACGAAGCGTATATCCAATAATTCTCCGTAAGCCCATGATAGGCGAGCAAATGGTGCGGCGCGACCGGCGGCGTGCCGAACACCTGACTCCACCCCTGAATATTCTCCACACCCCCATTCACATATCTCGCATTCCGCACAAGGCTCCACGCCTCCGGCGGCAGCATATACGCTGGCTGATCCTTCACGACTCCAATCGTTGCGAGATCGTTGATGTCAAGCTCGGCCATTTTAATCACTTCCCACGATGGTCAACATGGCTTCTTCTTCAATAATATCTAGGGGCCACCACCACGACGTCAGTCCGCACTGTCTAAAGACGAACATGGCGCGATATCTTGCGATACCCGATGGCAAACCTTTCGGCACCTGAAGCTCATGTACCGATTGCGCCGAGCCCAATGTCCAAGGCGGCCCGAACCATTCCCTCTTATAATGCCTCACAATACTATCCGACCCGACAAGCGTGCGGAACACTTCACCCACACACCTCCGCTCCCACTTCACCCTTTTCTCCACCGTCAACATACCACCCGACGTTACAATCCTCGGCGAAATTTGCACCTCTTCAATCGTCAAAGGCGCTTCACGATCTATCACAACAAAAAGAGTGCCGAGGATAGCAATAACCGCTGTTGTAAGGGCGATAAGCAAATGCCTCCGCACGATCACCTTCCCATACCCAACAAAGCCTTCGTAACTGTAAGAATATGGTCCCATGCAGCGTAAATAGCTGCAAGCGCGCCTGCCAGATATGCCGACCATACTCGCAACGTAGCCCACAACCAGGTCATCCTTTCCTGATCTTGAATAATCTTTCGCGCCTTTTTATTCTCCTCCGGCGTAAGTGGCTCGCCGGAGAAATTTTCCCAGTCTTTCACCACTCACCTTAGCCCCGGCTAACATGTCTTTTAATTACGCCAGCTCCCTCATAGAGAAAGAAAAACCCAATCGATGCCGTTAATACGGCGGCCATTTCTGGTGAAAGCCCATCGGTTGCGAATTGACGACAATACTCTGGAACCTCTCCTTTCGGTAAATTTGCACAACCTGCGAAGGCGCCGATAACCTTGTCCCAGATATAATACTTCCACACATAGCAAAGCGGTGCAACGGCATATCCCGCCCTTACCACCGCATTTATTCTCGAAAAACTCCCCTCGGCCACCAACACGGCACGCCGTGCTTCTAGCGTCTTAATCCTTTCCTCCGCCGCAATCCGCTGCGTATCCGTCACAGCTTTCTGCTTCGCCTCATACGCCGAAGCGAGTCGCTGCGCTATCGTGCCGATTCCAAGCGATGCGAGGAAACTCAACATTTCATTCTCCCTTCGGCGGCACACCGGTCGGAGTTGCGGCAAACGCCTTTAGGACGGGGAGCAAAAATGCCATCCCCGTTCCCACATAAAGACCCCACGGCTCGGGGAACTTACTATAATCCACCAAATGGAGCGCGGCAAGCAGTTCCGGTGCGGCATAAACTATCGCAGCCCCAAGACCGGAGAGCGGGGTCAAGTAGCCCCAAAAGACTGCCTTGACCCCGCTCCAACCCCCACCCGCCTCTTTATACGTCGCAAGGATGTGCGCACCCCTTGGCCTGATCACCACAACATACAGCACAATAATGGCCGCGATAAGAGCACCCGCGATCATAATTCGTGTCATTTGCGCACCTTTGAGTAGATGATAAATCCGACGATTATGATAACCGCCACCGCGAAGGCGATACCAAACGCCTCCGTCCAACCCATCCCCTGTTCCTTCGCCACCGCAATCGAGCCGCCTGTTCCCACCGTCGTTGTTACGATCTCCTTTAACGGTGGCTTGCGGCGATCAAGGATCCACCCACCGGCGGCTTCTATCGCCTCGAAGAAAACTCGATGATACTTCGCAATCTTTGCATCCGTGCCATCTTGACCATTAACAATTCTCCGGGGATGATCTGCCGGAGCCGCATCCAACGCCGAGGGGAAAGAATACTGTGCCAACTTCTTTCCAGTAAACAACCCCTCCATCATTCCGACTACGGCAATATCGGCTCCGATGCGAGGATCGAGCGCCAGATGCGGCTTTCGCACTAAATCAACCCCAAGCCTCTTTCCCATCTTTTCATAATTCGCCTTATGCGTAATCTGGATAGGCCCTCGCCCAAACCATCCCTCGCGCCAATACGGCACCTTTACCCACGGCAACTTATTTCCCGCCCACGCGATATCGAGACGATTCTTCACAACCTCATCCGGCGGATTCTTATCCGAATGCGACTGCATTACCGTCTCTTTAATCCCAAGCATATATCTGCCCGACTCATGATACACATTAGCAAGAATATGCGCAACGTGATGCCCGGAGCTTACTCGCTGCCGCACACAAGAGTCTAAAATAGCCTCAATTCCCATCACCTGCGGACTAGATAGTCCTGTGGGGAACAGACTGCTATTTCGTAGTTTTGCGAAGAACTTCTCGCGATCCATCATTCTTTTCCACTGGCTTACTCACAGGAGGCGCCGTTTCGCCTTCCCCACTCGCCCCTACCTCCACATTCGCAACCGGCACGGCCGCATTCTGCGCCGCATCGAATATAATCCTTTCCCCCTCAATCAACTCCACGACAACCCGTTCGTCATCGTTTAGGAGAAATTTCCTCATCTCCCCCAACGCCACCCCGTCGATAACCTCTTTCCTATTCCACCCCGTGCCGCGACGATCCTCGAGTACTAGACGAAACCTTGGAGTTTCCCCCGCCCGAATCGCTCCAACTTTCACCTCAACCACATACATCGCTTGCTCCTTACTTCACAGCCCAACGGCCCGCGACGGGCCACAACTCTACAACTGGCGCATCAGAGCCATTATGATAAAGGCCCAAGTTTGGATTTCCTCCAAGTATCGTATCTCCCCCATTCGGCACCAATGTTATTGTATGATCGGGGCTCGGAACGGATATGTCGATCAAACGCAAAAGGCGGCCATTTCTCGACGCCACTGATGGCAAATTGATCGTCATATTCGCCTCACGATTAACAAGCACCGTGCGCTCATTACTCGTAATCGTTTCCGTCGCGCCCGTTAGCGTGCGGCTCGCTCCAAACTCTGGAACATCACTATCCGTTCCAGGGCGTCCAATCGTCTGCCATGAGGATAACGCAGAGATCAAAAGTATCGTAAACGTGGGCTCAATCGTGACAATAAGTGCGCCGAGGTGATCGTGAATATCAAGATTGCCCCCCACACCTGTATTCGCAATAATCAAATAGCGGCCATTCGCCCACTCCGGCAACACCACCATTTTATTCGACCCATCCGGATCGAAGAAGAATACATTCGCCCTATCCGGCGTTATCGTGTACGCCCCGTCGAGTGTTGCGTAGACGCCTGCCCACTGGCCGCCCCACTGCTTCAATCCATACGCCAGATTGTTTTCTAAATTCGACCTCACTTTTATCTCCTCTCAGCAAAGCCGGAACATCTTCTCGACGATCATCGCCGGAGGCATGTTGTTATGTGTCTCGTTATTACCGCCGAGCGACACGTTATGCGTATGCGCGGCTTGCTCCGAGGTACGCCCAACCGTAGGCTCGTTCGACCCACTTTTCCCTCGGAGGAGATAATCCAGAGTGCCCGCCATACCATTCGTGCTGACAATCGGTGAATTGGAGGTTGAAAGGTCAACGGTGTTGACGAAAATGTCCGTGACGTTGTGGAGGCTGAAATGTCTGTGCGCCCCCGCTGCGGCGGCCGTAAGTTGAATATTCGGCAGCTTCGCTTGCGTGAGGGCAATTGACTGCACACCTCCCACCGACCCCACAATGTTGCCAAGTATTCCCGACTCGGCATTCGTAATGCGATCCGCCGAGGAACCGCTCATATTATCCCGACCAAACGCGGCCCGGCCTCGCATATCCGGCACATTGAAGGTCGTGCTTCCGTCGCCTACACCGTGCGTCGTACCCCATGCCGCAAATAGCTCTGGATAATCCGCCCGCGAGATCGCTTGTCCATACGCCAGCGCGTACCCCGTCGGTATCGTCCCGCCATAGAAATCTTCGAGACTGCCCGCCCGTAGCTCTCCTTGACCCCTCACCCGAATCCATATCGACCCGGTCCAAAGGAACTCAAAGAGCATAAACGGCACGTCGATTCGCACCTTTGCAAATCCATTAATCGTGCCCGAGGCGGGAAGAACGAAAATCGGATTCGCATGATCCACCGCCTTCATGACCTTCACACGCCAGCCCGCGAACAATCCTCCTGTCGCCGGCAATGTGAGGTTAAACGCGCCCCCCGTTGGATCACACAATATCGTCGCATAATCATCATTCGCAACAACCGAATACGCGCTACTCTTACTCTCCATCCGATCAAAGCGAACGGCACGAGCGAGGCCGGGAAACGTATTTTGAAGCACCGTCTTTATAAGACGAAGATGATTCGCCCCTTGGCGGCGTAAATCCGTTCCGAGGGGATTCGTCGGAACAAGATCACTGACATATGTACCACTCTCGAGGCCCATTACCGCGGCCCTCCCATCGCTGATCCCTCACGCGCCGTTTCTCTTATTGCCATCTCGGCAACAAACGCGGTGCGGGCCTCATTATACATCGCCGTGAAAAGCTCCGCCGCCTGCCCATCGCGCAAATCTCTCGCAATCCGCGCCCCGGCGAAGCCGATAAGAAGCTCCGGCGCGTGCGCGAGCCATTCATTTTCCACATTTTGCTCCAACGTCACACCTTTATGGTAATAGCTCCATGTAAGGGTGTAATTTTTGTCAGGTATCGGGAGGAAATACAAACTCGTCTCCCGCAGAGCGTAAACTTGCGGCCCGGTCGCCCCTGCCATCGCATACGACATTAAGGCGTCATCAAAAATGCGGCGTTTGACGAAATTAACGCGCGGCCCGAGACTCTCCGTCCACCGCATCGTTTCATAGTCGACTTCGCGAAGAAAATCTGCGGGGAGCGCTACGCTCGGATTTCCCGCTCCGAGATTAATCGTATGATCCTCTCGAATCAAAAACCAAGGAAGCGACTTTCCTTGCTCTAAATTCCTTTGCGCCTCTTGCAACCTCTGCACGATGGTCGCGTCGAGGTCGCGACGGAAACCCAATCCATCGCCAATACGTGTTACGGCTACATCTCGGAGCATTTGTGGAGCCTTTGAAAATAGGGCAGGGGATAATCGCTCCCCCGCCCCATTTACCCGACGTTACGTTTGCGGCATCATTCCCACAAACCACGTCACTCCGTCTGAAATCGCAATCCCGATTTGGTTTTGCGAAATCACTCCCATCGTCGTGGCGCCGGCTGCTCCCGCACGGTTCACCGGGCTCGATACCGTGATATCGAAGTTCCCGGTTGACGTGTGGAGGAGATAGTAGAGCAGTCCTTGCCTCGGCGCAGGCAGCGTCACGGTAAGTGCCTGCGCGGGGTCGAGAGCGATAACCGGCGGCATATCATCGTCGAGCAGAAGCGTTGCTCCCGCCACCGCCATCTTCAAGCAGCCATGCTGCAACGTGCTCCGAATTTTCGGAGCGTAGAGGGCATTGTCTTCGCCTGTCGTTCGTGCCATGTTCGTGGCTCCTTTTCCTAGTTACCCGGCTCACGGCCCGACGATATTTCCGAGGTACCCCATCGTGAGGCCGCCGTAGTCGACCATGATGGAGCACTCCGTTTGGATGAATCCGCGCCGCACGTCTTCATCCTTCTGCTGAACATCGTCCATCGTCTTCGTATCGCGATCTTTCATATACACATACTTCAGCGCGTCGAAGTCGATGCAGAACGCACTGAGACGATACAACGGATGCCGCGAGAGCAGCGGATGGCTCTTCATCAAGAGCCTGCCCATAGGCAGCTTGAACTCTTGAAAATCCATCCCGTAGACTTTCACCGTCTCGTTCGTATTATACGTGAACTCGCCAGCGAAAATCTTCGACAGATTGATCAGCGCCTGATTTCCCGCGAACATAATCCGCGTATCTCCTGCGCCGGTATTGAAGTCGAACATCGGCGCGACGGCGTCGAGAAACGTATTCGGCGTCGGTGTTGCGCTGAAGACGGTGGTATTCGACGCAGGGATGAACTGCCTGAGCCCACCCATGAATCGCTTCGGCTTCCCATTATCGCCCGTCGTTTCCGCGCGCCGGCCAAACAGGATGCTCGTCTCGATATTCTGCGCGTGATCCCACGCCTTGCGCTTCTTGTCATTCGACCACGCCGAGCCGGTACGGGTTGTCGTCTTGTCGGCGGTTCCTGTGAGCTCGTACGTGTCCTTGAAGATTTGCGTGTAGTTGAAAAACTTGATCGGATTGCGCGAGGTAGCGCGAGGCGCCCCCGTGCCTTCGGCATACGCCGAACCGATTCTCGTCAGCCACACATCATTCGAGATGCCCGCTGGCGTTGTTCCGCCGGCGCCACGCCGCACAGTAAATTGCGTCGCGGACACCACCGTATCCACTTCCAGCAGTTCATGATTGAAGGTCGCATTGTCCGCCGACGGCTCGACCAGGAGGATATCCCCCGGCTTCAAATTCAACGCCGTGCCGCGATTTGCTCCCAGCGTGCTCGCACCTGGATCGGCCGAGTCAACGGTGACGAGAGTATCCGCCGCGACCAGCGCGCCGTTGACCTGCAGGCGGACGAGCACATTTCCTTCGTTCCACCACGAGAACTCCGGATCATCCACACTCTTTTTGCCCGCCTTCGAGGTCAGAGCAAAAATCGGCGCGGTGCCATTTGGATTGAAAAAGAGGATACCTTCGCGAAAGTTTTTCGGGCGCTCATCCGTGCCCCAATCGCCGGTCCCTCTCAGACCTGCTACTGCTGTCATTTCTTAATCTCCATCAGCGCCCAACGCTTCCCATTCAGAAGCCATAGGCATTTGCGGCATCCCAGTCGGCGGGCTTCCACCCGCAGGCACAAAGGCCTGCACGCGGCGCGGCGGCTGAGATTGCGGTTGAAGTTGCGTCTGTTGCATCTGCGGCGAGGGTTGAATCTTTGCCATCGCCATAACGATCGGCCCGAGCTCTTCAATCATCCTATCCGGCGTCGCCTTCGGATTCATCTGGCGATAAATCGTAGCTGCCTTTTGAACGATCTCTCCATGCTGATCCCGCTTGATATCGCCCCATTTGGAGTAAAACTTATCCTCCAAACTGGAAGCAACCTGCGTGACCTGCTGATAGCGCTGGATCATTGCCGGAATCATCTTCGCCATCACATTGATCGACGCCTGCATGGTCGTCACATATGCTCTAGCTGCAATCTTCGGCAACGTCCCAACCGGGTCCGACTCAAATGCCTCCGCTTCCTCTTTCGACATCGCAAACTGATGAGCAGCTAGCGAGGCCTCGAGCATATCTCTATTTTCTGTGAGAGCTCGAAGCAAAGTTCCAGGGTCCGATGGGTCGAGGGGAGGACTTACCTCATTCGGAGCCTGTTCCGCAGGAGCAGGTGCAGCGGGCGCTTGAGGCTCTTGCGCGGAAGCCGAGGGAGGCGTCGGCGGGGGCGGTTGAGGCTCTTGCGTTTGCTGCACCTGCAGCGGAGTACCCGCCTGAGCAACCGGCTCGGCAGGAATTTCTACCGTGACAAGATCATCTTCGGGCTCGAAGAACTCACCACTAAAATCAAACGGAGCGACTTCGTCACTCGGGGCATCCTTTAGACCACCAGCATCCGGCACACTCGACGGCGCAGGCGCTGCCTGGCTTGCTCCCGAGGGGGTGCTCGACGTTACTGTGGGGGCGGCCGCAGCGGACGGAGCACTCGACGACGGAGACGGAGAAGCGGCGGGCCCCGATGCATTCCCGCCGCCGCCCGCTCCGCCTTCACCCTCGGGAGCAAAACTCATTTGTCGCATGAAAGAAAGTCGCATCGTTTAATCCTCTGCATCAGGGTTCGGGGCACTTTGTGCCTGCATCGCCGCTATCGTTACACTTACAAGGTTACTCGCCAACAGCAACCCTTTCATTGTTCCTTTTTCAAACTCTTGCCTCATCGCCCCATCGACCCCTTGAACGGGCTCAAGGAGACTCGATCCTCTCGCCTCCACCATCCTCTGCAACACCGAGCGGAACATCTGAAAAGGCGGCGAGCGCTCGAGATTCTGACACGCTTCATAGAATTCCCTCGCCTCTTTCTGTTCTTTCCGTATCTCCTTCAACAACTCCGCATTTAACTTATCCATACATTCCTCCCATTTGCGGCACGAGGGCATTCAATCCGGCGGCAGTCGAAGCCGCCGCGCCAGGCGTCGCAACACCGCCTCCCCGATCCGGCATCGGGACGACATTTCCTTGCGGCTGCGCGCCGGGCGGCATGACTTGAATTTTAAACTGATTGATATTCTTAAGCCCCGAAAGCTGCGCGACCCACCCAAATATCCTCCCCCAATCATACCCCATTACAATTTGCGGAGGCATCCGCTGCAAGCCCATCATCATCTCTTTCCAAAGATTTGCCTGCGCGATCCTATCCACCGGCAACGTGCCATCAACGGGGATGAAATCAAAGAACCCCGTAATCGCGTGTGGATCGACGTTGATAAAGCCCTCCCCGGCTTCTAACACAAGGTCGCCCACACGGCGCAACTTCGCCTGCATATCATAAAATTGCTGCGAATTTTGCACCAGCTTCTGCGAGTGCTGCGCGAACCCCGTTCCCGACATATACTCCGTTATCGTCTTGAGGCGATTAACTCCGAAACCGGTGCTTGTTCGAATCTCCGTCGCCGTCTTTCTCCCCCCCGGACTCAGCATCCCCATAATCTGATCATTGATGCCTAGAGTTCTCTCCCCAATCCCAAACATCTGTTGCAGGTCCGTCATATGCTGCCGGGTGACATCATTCACCGGCACCTGCATGAACATCGACCTAAGGTCGGTCCCATACGCCTCCGGCTTCAACCGCCAGATAAACCCTGGCCCCGTATTCACTACATCCTTAATCACCAACTTCGAAGGATCAACAATAAATTGATTATTCAGCGCGGCGCGGGTATTATAGAAATGGGTGTTTATGAGCCAATCCATCGTCTCTTGAATAGGCTGCATAATCTCCGGCACGCCCCTTGTAAACAGGCCATACCCCTCAATCTCCGACTGCAACACATTAAATGGAAACTTCGCATGCATATACCCGATGGGCGAGGCCCCCACGATCAGCCCCATATCCTCCGTAACCGTAAAGCACCATATTTCAGGATTCTTCCCCGGCCCCACTTTCCATTCATTCGGAATGAGCCGCACATAAATCTCCCAAAACACCGCGCCCGCCGGATGGCCGTCTTTCTCCTCTTCCCCCTCATAAAGCTTGCGGGAGAAATCCGGGCGGATAATCTGCGAGCTTCCCATCGACGACCCGCGATCGGTTGAATCGTGTTGCTTCAACCGATCAATATTCATAAAATAGCCCGAATTCTTCCGCTCGAGAATCTTATCCCACCCCAACCGACACCGCGCCGCGCAAAACTCCCCCTCCTGAAACCGGCGAAGCGGCACGCGGGGATCATGAATGAAGTCATACGGACTCACATTATACACTCGGTTTCCTTGATACCCCGGAAGCTCCGTGGTCGACTGCATTAGCTGAAAGATGCCGGGGCTCGTTTCCATTTCTACAATTTGGCCATAATATATCTTCTCCTCACACCAATACTCCCCGAGCACTCCATGCCCATACTTCAACGTATCATACAGCCAGACATAGTATGGTCCGAGGAAACTTCCCACTTCCACCTGATACCCGATAAGCGCCTCAAGCGCCTGCACCTGCCGCTCGGCCTCTCCATGCCTTCCCGAATATTGATGCACCGGCGTCCGGGCAAAGAATACGCTTGTGAGATACGTATGCGCCGACATCAAAAGGGCATACGAATAGGGGATTTGAATCGTTGTGTATTCTGGAAGCCCCTGCTCTTTATTCGCATTTCTCGCCGCATCAGCTTCTCGCTCCGGCACGTACGCAAGCGTAATCTCTTCCGCCTTCGACCACTTATAGTGTTGATTATTATGGTCTTGTTCTCCAAGACGGATGCGCGACTCGAGCCGTTTGATGAGATCTCGATGCAGCTTCGATTCTTTTGCAATATTTAGAGTTCGCGAGACCATCTACGGGCACCTTCTGACAGAGGGCAGGGTTATCATATCCGAATCATCAAAGCCGGCGACGCTATCGAGCATCGGATTAGACAAATCTGAGAGCGCTATCGCGCTCGCATCGAGATCGTCATCATGCTCCACATCAGGATACGCCTCGAACTGCTCCATAAAAATCGTATGCTCGGGGCCAATTATAAGCCGCCCCTGAGTTGCGAGGCCACTCAACGTGCCCACGATTCGAGTAAACTTATTTCTTCGATCCGGATATTCTACAACACTAAAATAAGTTCCGCGCCGCTTCATCTCTTGCTCGAGGAGCCATTTTAGCGTCCTCTGATAAGCAATAGTTTCCACCACAATCCTCGCCACCCTCCAGCGGCGCGCGAGAGCTAAGGCAGTGGAGACAGACCAAGAAGGCTCATGCCCACGATTACGAGCATAATCAAGCAAATGGTATTCACCATTATGTCGGCCCCAGACATAGTGCGCCTCCCAATCCCTATTCGCCAATCCCTTCGCCACCGCCTGCTCACTCGGAGGCGGCACCGGATCAATCCCAAGAACTGCAAAACAACCCTCCGGGCGCGGCTCATGCGGGGCACGTACCCTTAACCACGACGTCTTAAACTGCGATGTTTCCGCCGAGATCAATCTGCATTCCATCTCGCGCGTAAAGATCGACAGTTTATTTCTCTGCATCGCCGACTTTTTATCGGCCCTCAATGTTTCCGTCGGAAATCGTTCCGGCCACGCACTCTCTTGCATATCAACCGGCGCGTTCATGGTATCCATAGTCCAGCAGGGAAATAGCCTCGAAACCCATTGTTCGTCCTTAAGAGCCTGTTGCGAAACATCTCCCATATGCTGCGGAGTAATGGCCATTGCAAGCTTCGCGTTTGGCTCCTCAGATTCCGGCGCGAGCGAATTCTTAACCGCCCCCAAAATCAAATCGGCAACTTTTTCTCTCTGCTCAAGAGTCGCCGCCGATTCATCCGTTTGAGGATCGTCGACAATGATGAGGTCAGGACGATAGTCGTCAAAATTGATACCGCGAAGAGAGCCATTGATACCAGCAGCAAGAACCCAAACAGTGTGGCCAAAAGTTCGATGCTCGATTTCAATTTGTGTCTCCTCCCATTTCCTTCCCTTCGCAATCCCAAAGGCTCCGGTCCATACCGCATTTCTCTCTACCTGCGTTCGGAGCCATTGCACAGATCGTATCGCATCCCTCTCACTTGCACCAATATAGAGTACTGTACGCGATATTCCATAAGCGATCCGCTTTGAGGCGAACGTGCGCAAGCGCGTCGTTTTCGAGCTTCCGCGAAAGCACAAGAGATTAACAAGCCGCGCATTAGGATTTTCCAGCGGCTCCCATATCGCTTTCGCAAAACTCGGGCTCGCCTGCCGAAAAGTATTCGGAAAGAAAGTCCGGGCGTAGAATTCCGAATCCACCGCCCCCAATTTCACCGCCTCTTCAATCAAAAGAGTATTTGTCATCCGCGCGCCCACAACGTCCACTTGTTCATACGAGCTTGTTGATCAATGTCTAATATATTTGTTACGATGGCGTGGCCATAAATGACATTGCCAAACGTAGGAGAGGCCAACGTCGAAGCCCCGATGCGGACTCGCGTCGTCCCGGTTGTGGGAGCAACCGTCGTTGCCGACGACAATGCGCCGCCGTCGATGGCGTAGCGAAGTTCCGTCGCTGTTATCCTCATGCGCAGAACGCGCCGGCCGCCCCAATCCTGCGAATTATCTTGGACAACGACAGGTGTGCCGGCGTTATCCGAACCAAAGTTCAGAGCATTCCCGGACACGCGCACAATGCGACGCATTGTTGCATTTGACGCGCCCCCATAAGTGAACAGCGGTTGCGGACTGCCGGCAGTACCCGGCAGATCGCAAACAAGCCAGATTTCACAAGGGGTCGTTCCACTCGGGAACGGCTGGCTTGCGACAGTCAGAAGATCGTTCGACCCGTCGAACGTAATGCCCGGCCCGCCGTTAAAGCTCGTGGCGCTAAAGACGGGCTGGTTGGTGGCCTCTTCCGCGCTGTACGGCCCGATCTTGTCCGCCCATGCCGACACCGCACCAGAACTATGGGTAACGCCATGCGAGGCATCCCACCAACCCAACAAACTTGCGCCGAGATCAAGCGGCGACCAATTATCGGGCATTGAGTTCTGTCGAACTGCAATTCGAGGCAGGGCGCGAACGCGGGTACGCATCTTAATACATCGCCAAAACGGTTGCGGTTGTGCCGGTGGCTCTTACCCGCTTTACCCTT